GTGAGTTTAAGATTCCTGGAGTAGATGTTACTATTCCATTAGTTAATAAAACATTTGGAATTGGACCATGGTATCCATTTAAGAGTAATTCAAAATCTGATGCACCTGCGGCAGCACCTGCACCTGCGGCAGCACCTGCTCCACAGGGTACTAGCGCAGGAACACCACAAGCAGCAAATACTTCAAGAGTAGAGTTCGCTAAAACTGATCCTAGATTAACAACTAATCAACCAGCTGATGCCTCCAATGTGACTGATAAATCTGCAAGAAATGCTGATGCAGCAGTAGCAAGAACTAATGGAGGTGGTGCAAGTAATACAGTTATTGCACCTAGTGTGAGTAATGTGTCGCATAAGACTGAGTTAATTAGACCATCTGTTAGAAATCAAGACTCTTCGGTGAGTAACTGGTTACGAAGAGACCTATCCTTCTAAAACAAAAAAGGGATCCAATAGGATCCCTTTCTCTTTTCTACTCTAAAGATTAATCTTCTTTAGCAATCTTCTCAAAGTAAGACATAACATCATCATCATCTTCTTCCATTGCCTTAGGTGTTGGCGCAGGTTTAGAAGCAATCTTTGGTGCTTGTGCTACTGGACGATCTTCTTGTTCAGCGATCTCTGCAGCAGACTTGCTAGCAAAAGAATCACCAGACAAAACCTCATTTAGTTTCTTCTTCAACTCATCATAAGACTTGAAGTTCTTACGATCAGTAAACTCAGACAACTTAACCTGAGCAGAAGCGATCTTAACGATTGTTTCGTCATCACCAATTGCTGCTGGTTCCATAAATGCAGACTCATCATAGTTTGCGTAACCATCTTTCTTACGCATACGAAGTTTGAAGTTTGCACCTTCCCAGAAGTCGAAGACATTGACTGGCTTCTCATCTTCAAAGGTTGGACGAGCCTTGTCCATAATCTTATCAAAGATTTTCTTACCAAACTTCCACAAGAATACTTTACCTTCATTCTCAGGATGCTTAGGATCAGAAACAACCAAAATATTGGCAGTGAAACTTAGGCGACGCTTTTGTTTACGAGCAATCTCTTTGTTTGCTTCAGAACCAGAGTTCCAAAGTTGTGTGTTCAATTCACCGACTGGATCATTTTCACCAAGAGTTGTTAGGGAGTTTTCGATATACCATTTTCCAGTTGGACCTTGGAAGCCATGTGAGAAGATACGAACCCATGGGAGTTCATCACCTTCTACACGAGGTAGAAATCGAAGTGTTGCTGTTCCGTTGCCAGCCTTGTCACCTTCGAGTCGCCAAAAGCGATCGTCTGTAAAAGACTTTTGTTCGGATTGGGGGTTTGCGACTTTTTCGAATGCGTTTGAGATTGCACCAAAGTCAGAGTTGCGCATCTTGCGCAGAGATTGAATATCCATCGTATTTCCTTTGTATTAAAAGTATTAATTTGTATTATCGTTTTGTATATGTTGAATTTGAATCTCATCACTAATCTCAATATCATCGTCAAATGAATCATCATTTAAATCATATTCATCATCTTCAACATAACTATTTAGCGTTTTCATACCACCACCTTTTTTACCAGTGGACTTTCCAGAACGCTTTCCAGAAAATTCGTTATCAGTCTTTTGTTTATTGTATGTCTTACCCATTGTATCACTCTGCAAGTTCTTCTTTAAAATGCTCGAAGATTTTACCTATCTTAATTCTATCGTATTTTACGAACCCAGTCAACTTTTTAATTCTTCGCAACTCATCTTCCCATATGTATTTTACAGAAGCGTGGGTTGCCCATTCGTCAAGGATTTCTATCTGTTCGTTTATAATATTTAGAGTTTCTATCGCAATTTTACCTCCAACAAATAAGTTTAATGCTACGGGATATTCGTTTTCTGTAAACTGAAATATTGCAGTGGGTTTTAACTTGTTCACTTCAACATAGGTTATTAGTGTTGCTAAATCATCTACGAAAATCTTAGTCATAGACTGTTTTCGTTTTTGCCATTGCAGATAATTATCGTCTGCTTCTTGACCAGCATAAATGGCTTGGTCGTTACCATATGCAAAGTTTGCCACAAAGAACTGGATGATGTCTTTATCATCTGGTCGTTTGCTTGCTAACTTCTCAAAAATGTATCTGTCATTACGAGCATTAAATGCTTCACGAGTACCACGAACATTACCTCTGTTTTCAAAAACATTGAACCTGTCTGTGGTGAAGTGAAGTTTAATTGCTAGGTAATAACGATATGCTTTAAATCCATCCATTACACATCCAGTTGTGCTTGCTTTGGTAAGTAGTTTAAATCACGAAAATTCATTTCAATCTTATCTTTCAGAGACTTGTTAATCAACTTCGATACATCTTCTGGTTCTAGATAGTTTTGTTTACAATATTCAAGAACAGCGTCCATATATGTCATTTTACTATCACGAACCATCTGCTCTATGTGAAGAGAGAATTCGTTTGCAGTTTTAAACATTTCGTTCTTTGCTAATCCAGTACTGAGTTGCTCTAAGTTCATGATCTACCTTTTCGTATTCTTTGAGTTTATTTTTATAGAGTTTCCAAACAGGTGTATCCGTTCTATCAGGATCCATCTGTCGTTCAAACTTCTCAAGGAACATAGAGAAGAATTTATCTAATTTCATTTTTTGGACTTGTAAGTCGCTATACTTCTCAATCAGTGTCATAATATATTATACCTTATTTGTTATTGCAAGACAAGTTAATCATGTTACCACCATAGAATGCAACATCCATGATGAGTGCTTCATTTTCGTTTTGCAACTTTGCAATCTTTGCTTTCATACACTGCGTTTCTTCATAGTGTCGTTTGCGGAGAATTTCAATCTCTGCATCTTTCTCAGAACACTTAACACAAAATTCACTCATTTCAATCCCCTAATGTAATCAATTACCTGTTTGGCATCTCTGTATCCTGATGCTTCAACAGCTTGGTCCAAATAATCAGATGCCATCTCAGAAAGTTTCTTTCTTTCACTTTCAAAGTCATCGTAAACATGTTCCCATGTGCCATCTGGACGAAGTCTAATCTTCATGATGTGTTTCATCATCCTCTCCTCATAGTGGCAATATCTCTTGCTTGTTCATCAGAGAAGACTGGAACAGCATTAGACTTGTGCATCGTACCAATACCCTTAATGGCAGTGCCAGTGTAAACAGGGTTGGGTTTCTTGTAACAAGGTGCACCAGTAAATGGAAGACTCGGATGCTTAGGTGTCTCACGACAAGCAGATTTTCCGAGCGAGTATACCTCACTGAGTGATTGTTGTTTAGAAACAATCGTCTTTGTGGGATACTTCTTTAACATGGCTTCCCATGATGCGTTCAACTCTCGTTGTTTGGCAGTGGGTTTCTTTTTCTTAGATTTTCCAAGGGATGTATGTAGCATTTGCATAATGTAATTATACCTTAAATAAAGTTGCAAGTCAAGCAGTTACCACGAAACCAGTTGTATCTTTCTTGGCTTTACCTTTGGCTTTGAGACCAACAATGACACCCTTTGGATCCAAGAAACGAAGATCTGTCTCGTCACCATTGATAACTGGACGACCAAGATATGTCTCTGGCACTTTGTGGAAAACAGCTGCAACATTCATGCCGTTGGATAATGCAAGACGAACATCCATATCATTACCATCTGCTTTAGAAAAAGTCAGGTGATAGTTAGGAATGTGGCTAACTTTGCGATTGTTGATTTTGGTGTAGTCGTAGAATTGGACTTCTGGGAACATTTGAAAAATGTTCTTGCCATTTGCAACTTCATACTTCTCCCATGAGAGATCTGAAGTACCATTCAAACGAAAGACTGGAATGAGTCCTTGTTTTTCTGCTTTGGTTTTTGTTTTGATAATCTCAACAGTCAATTCATTGAGGAATGCTTGACGATTTTCGAAGAATGCTTTGGTCTTACGAATTCGTGCTTGCTGAATCACATTAGTGGTTTCACCTTTCTTGAAGATGCCACCACGACCAGCAAGATTCAAACAAGCAAAGGTACAACCCTTTGTTCGTTTAGGACACACTTCTTTACCTGATAAATCAGCAGGTGCGAAATGCAACACTGAGGACAAATAACCTTTCTTCAAACCCTTTAACAACTTTGGGTTGCCAACTGTAAGTAGACTCATTTTTAACTTCCTTTTCAACGATAATAGAGATATTATACGCTAATTGTGAATTAAAGACAACCCCCTAGAACACCTGTATCCTAGAGGGTTGGTTTAGTAAGTAGTTACTTACTTAGTGGTTTTGGGGTAGGAATCCCTTGCTGATGAGAAGCTGCATAGGCTACACAAACCACATCTGACTGGTTTGCATAGGCACAACGAACTGCAACAGGATCAATTCCCTTTACAATCGCTGATTCTACATTTCTCTCTACAGACTTCAACTCACTATAACTATAAAAAGTAA